AACCCAGACAAGATTCGTGTGGGCCAGACAGGCGGACCAGACTACGGTGGCACCACCAAAGGTTCCAAGCCTGCCAACAAGGGCGGACAGACTGACTTCAACTACGGCCCAAGAAGCCAATACTAAGGACTAGGCCACCATGACAATACCTTTCCTTCCTCAAGGACCATCAGCTATCATTGCCTATGCTGATGATTCAACCGATACCTCAATCACACTCACAACAGGTGCGTACGGCATGCCCAATGCGTTGCTGTTTGTGAATCCAGATGTGGCCAATGTGGTGGCAGTGAACTACAGTTTCAATGCTCTAGACACCAATGCCTCCATACCCACATCAGGTGCCAATGGCCAAGGAACCATTATTGGTCCTGCCAGCAGCGTGATGTTGCGAATTGATTCAACCTACCGCACAGGCAACATCTATGTGAGTGCTGCTGGTGACACAGCCACAGGCAGTGTATTTGTAACTCCAGGAGTAATTTAAAATGATTTCAACCAAGAACATGCAGGCCAAGTCTGTAAACCAAAAGCGTGGACCAACCACAGGCAATGCAGGCACAGCCAGCAAGCGTGAAGAGTTTATGGCTGCCAAAAGCAAGAGCGGATCAGAGCGCAGTGCCCTGGCCGACATGGTGAGTGACGCTGTGGCAGCTAGAGGACGAGGCATGAAAGGCTTCAGAGATTCAAGCACAGAAGGCATCAGCCCCCGGACCAATGTGGGACGCGGTCCTACTCGAGGTTTGAAGAACTAAAACAGTTCCCCCAACTCCTGGTGTCCTGGGCATCAGGAGTATTTGTTTATTATTGAAAGGATCAGAACATGAACAACACTCCCACCACGGAAGACAACATCTGGGACGCCGTGCCCCAAGAAACCCCAAAAGCCAAATCCAAGACTGTGGCCAAGCCTGTGCTGCCAGTACGGCCACAAGTGAGCGAAAGCCACACACCAGACCGTGACTTTGATCTGGAAGGTCTCATGACAGACTTTCCCACAGCCACCGAACTGGAACGCTTTGTGTTTGACCAAACCGGTGTGGTGCTGAGTCTCAAAGGCCGTGCCAACAAGCTGAAGTATCAAGTGGCCATGGATGTGCTCAATGGCACAGCAGTGGATCCCAAGTTTATTGGATCAGACAATCCTTACCTGGACAAGACTGACCTAGTGCCTGAAGAGCCCATGAAGACCGTGGACCCAAGAGATCCTGACCTACCTGCCCAGGACACAGTGCAGAATGAATTCTTCACAGCCTTTGTGCCACACTCGGATCCAGAGTATCACTCACAGGGTCGCAAGATGCACTGCACATTCCGCAAATACAAAACAGGTGAGATCAGTTATGAAGTGCTGGGTCCAATTGAACCTAGATCGTTTGGTGAAAAGATTGACAAGTTTGGTCGCAGCAGACCCGAGATCATTCGCTGGGTTGATCCTCGCACCGGAGAGCAAATGGTTCAGCGTGAAGATGGCACACTCACACCCATTGGTCGCCGCTTGCGAGCCATGATGCAGACCATGAAATACAACAACAGCAATCAATGGGTCATGTACATTGACCGTGAGTTCTTGAGCCTGGACCGTCAGGCTGCATCCAATCCCTGGGACCTGGACAAATGAACACAGACCACAGCCTACGCGACGGCATGATTCACAACGCTGTGGAGTCACGGCGTGCTGATGATACCAAGATACAGCAAAAGGTCAATGCTGCTCACCGTGAGGCCTTTGTGGCCCGCATGCCTGGGCAGCTGGAACATGTGATGCGACTTGTGATGGAACGACTACAGTTCTGTCTCAACAAGCCGCCTGGCACTGATCTTGGCAGCCCAGAAACCTGGTTGGCCCGTCCAGAAGAACTGGCAGCCTTGAGTCAGAGTCTATGGCATCTGGAACAGGTTCGACAGCACTGGCCCATCTCAGACCATGCTTGATCCCAGTGTGCTCATGCGGCGTGCGCTGCGTTGGGTGCTGGACAGTCATAGTATCACTCCTGAAACCTGGAGCACACTAGATTCCGACCAGCAACTGCTGCTGCAGGACCTGGTGATTGGTGTGAGTGATGACATGGCCTACAACCAGCTCAAATACTTTAGACCCTTTGAACATCAGGTCAGCTTCTTCAACATACACAGCAGTCGCCGCGGTATTCTAGCTGCCAACAGGATTGGCAAGACTGTATCAACCTGCTATGAAACTGCCATGCACCTTACCGGACAGTATCCTGACTGGTGGACCGGACACAGATTCCGCAAGCCCATCACTGTGATGGTGGCTGGAGAAGGCTGGAGTCAGGTGGCCCTGGTGCTGCAACAAGAACTGCTGGGCACACCAGATGTCAAACTGGCGGACCAGTTGGGCACAGGAGCCATACCAAGATCAGCCATTGTGCAGGAAACCATGCGTGGCGATGGTGCCAATGCCATTGGTGTGGAAGTGCGTCATGTGTCAGGCGGTAAATCATACCTGTTGTTTGCCAACTACACACAAGAAGTCAGACAGCTACAGGGTTTCAAACTGGATCTTGCTGTGTTTGACGAGCAGCCACCGGATGACTTCTTCTCTGAAATAGTCACAAGAACTGCCACCACACAGGGCATGATCATGTGTTCATTTACACCACTCAAAGGACTCAATGGCCTGGTATCAAAATTCTGGAATCGAGAAGAGGGATATGATTATGTTCGTGTGGCCTGGGCGGATGTTCCTGAGTATGATCTATGGGGCGAACCATTCCTACTTGCTCACACACGCGAACAGTTATCGCGGGATTATTTGCCACACGAGCGTGAAGCCCGTATGCAAGGCAAGCCGGTCATGGGCAAGGGGGCTGTGTTTCAGATACGCACCTGGCCCACATACCGCACAGGCGATGTTCCGTTTCAAGAGATGCGAAATATACAGCGTGTGATAGCACTGGACCTGGGCTTGGTCAATGACAAAACAGTGATCAGTCTCATGTACTGGGAACCATATGAACGCACAGCCTGGCTGCACAAACAGATTGTGGTGCAGGGCATAGAAGAAGCTGTGCCCACACAGTATATCAATCATCTCTTACGACCCGAAGTGTATGGCACACCCATTGTGCTGCCTGCGGATGCCAACACAGCTGGTCGCTACACCATGAGCTCCAGCAGCATACGAGAACTGTTTGAACAGTACGAACTCAATGTGCATGATTCAGCCATAATGAATCCACCAGATGCACAAGGGCGTGTGACCAATCACAAGAGCTATGGCATCAACCAGATGCGACAGATGCTGGAAGTGGGCAGCCTACAGGTGAATGAGAACTGTGTGGACTTCCTGCGTGAGGCTAGCAACTACTATGTGGACAGCCAAGGACGATTTTCGGACCCTGATGACTGTATTGACTCAGCCCGTTATGCACTCCTGGCCTGCCTACAAGGCATCTGCGAACCCTGGGACAATCTCTCTCCACAAGAACGCATGCGGCAACAACGAGCCACCATGCAGCGACCCCGAGACGACAGTCACAAGCCTGTGTGGAAGAAAAGTTTCAATCCTGCAGGATAACAATTCGTATAAATACTTGCATGGAGGACACAATGAACACACTATACAATTCACTGCTGGGTCAAGCAGGTCAATCAACAGCATATCCAGGCAGCGCATATCAACTGTCAGTTGACCAGACCAAATGGGCACTGCAATATGCACAGCAGTCAGCACCGCAGTACTCACAAGCACAGATGCTGGCCGTGCAACAGGGTCTGAGTCAGCACCAGCACCGTTATCAAATTGACGGTGTGAGCATGGACCTTAAACAGTTTGTGGAAACACTATGTCCAGATCCAGATGATCCCTGGCGCAGTCACCTGCTGTTGAAATATGCAGGAAGAGATGCATGAACATACAACAACTACAAAACCTAACACTGGCACACCGAGCCCAGCTGCTGGGCCCACTGTATGACCACTTTCAGGGCCGTGTGAGCACAGGTCCATTTACAGGCCTGCAACTGGTGCCAGAAGTGTGCTGGGGCGATGGAGACACAGCAGCCAAGCTGATAGGTGTGTATGAACAAGAACTGCAGGACACAATCAAGCGTGTGTTTATTGAACCCTGCGATCTTGTGATCAATGTGGGTTCAGCAGAAGGCTACTATGCTGTGGGCATGGCTCGCAGAATGGCCTG